TCACCACTGTGAACGTGCATCACATGTGTGTTAGCAGTATCAATAATCTCCAGAAACTCACTGCAAAGTTGCTCAGCGAGAAGAATACGCGGAGCTACAACAACAGTTGTGGTGCCGTTGTTGATAGAATCATGACGGCGCTGAGTATCAACAATCATGGTGAGAGTTTTACCACCACCAGTAGGGACAATGATCTGACCTTTGTTGTAAGATTGCATCCGAGCGACGATGCGGTCTTGATGCGGGCGAAGCGTCAGAGTCATTGATTTGTGTCGTTAGAACTATTATACACAAAAAAACCCCCTTAGACAAGAGGGTGGACGGTTCGCCAGCTGGTATCCTCAGTCATTAACAATATCTCCAGCAAACATCATATTAGTTACACTTTCACGAAACTCCGTAGCAACCTGACTCAATTCAGACGCTGGAAGATTAGTCTGAACTATATTACCATCAACCATAATGTTGAAAGTTCCATCACTATTCAAAACAACAGTAAATTGATTTAACATGCTTCTTGATCCTCCGCAAGTTTTCTTACCAAATGTTCTGCCCACTCTTCCATCTTATCAGGATGAATAGCACCTATTCCTGCATCTTTCACAGCGTTCTCCATGGATTTTATTTCTTCTTTTTTAAGAGATTTTTTGTCTCGTTTGAAACTCATAAGAGCACCCACATACTATAGTATATTATACGGGAACTCTAACAAATATATTGATTTCTTTATATTTGTTTTATAGTTCATTCATCATCGGTAAAAAAGTTACCAAATGTTCCACTATCACCAGGTTGACGGTTCTCCAACTTATCAAGGAGAGAATCCATTGACTGAAGATTATCAATTTTGTTGATAAGATCTGCGATAACTCCACATACTACTGGACGTTCTTGACGTGCAGCATATGCTAAAGCATTTCGGAGATTTGCTTCTGCTTCTTTAAGAGAAGCTTCTACTGATTGTGAGAGCGCCATGTTAATTAAGGTCTACGAAACGTTTGTAAGGTTTTTCTTTGTTTAATTGTATATCATCTTCATCGGATTCGCAACTTTTCCGCGCCCAAATATCTCGATCATCTGGATTTGGGTTGTAAAATGGACTATTTCCATCGTGCAGGTCTGCATATTCAATCCATCCAGTAGAAACATATTTAGTACAATTATACACTGGATTTCCTCTATGCGTGTGAGTAAATTGTGCTGGCCAAATTAACAATGTTCCTGCTTTTGGTTGTACTCTAAGACCCTGCCAGAGAAACTCAGTTTCACCTTCACCTTCAGGTACATCATTAAGATAAAGCATCCAAACTAAAGAACGTGCTACATTGTCTATTGAATCAACTTCACAATGCCATACATGATAACCACCCTGCGGTTCAGTTTGTTGTACCTTGAAGAAGACTGAGGTGTAATCAAAGTGTTTAACGTGATCATATGTATAATATTTTTTCTTATACAATTCGACATAACTCATGATTATATCTGAAATGTCCCCCGCATACCCTTTTTCGGGAAAATTTTCTAAATTTATTGATATATCTCTTCTATTAGATGCTCCACCATACATTTTTTCCGAGACCATTTGATATTCTGGATCAATGGAAAGAAAAAAATCTATCACGTCATCACAAAATTCTACAGATACTGCATCATCATAAATGCCTATGAAATCTTTGTATGTTTCTTTCATACTAACCAAGTAATAATTGCATATCTATTTCCTCTAGTTACAGGCATAACTTCATGAGGAAACATAAAGCTAGAGGGGAACATAATAACACTACCTTTTTTAGGTTTGAGTACTTTACTTCTATCGAAGAAAGCAAATTCACCACCCTCATAGTCATCATTCAGACAAATACTGCATGATGCAACTCTAGGATTCTCTTTGAAATGATCAGTATGCTGAACATAAAATTGTCCTTCTCTGTACCTCAACAGTTCATACCCCGTATCTTGAGATATAGAAAGACCTTCTCTTGCACAATCTGATTCATACTTATTGATTAAAGATGCAACGCAGTTGTAGAGTTCTTTATCTAATTTTGATCTAATGTTAGGGCTTTGCTCTAAGATCTCTCTTTGAGAGATACTGATAACATCACAGTTTCTAGCAGTATCATCTGCACCACCACCAGTCATTGCCTGACTCCATAAATCTGTCGTAACATATTCATTTAGAATATCATCACATACTCTGTCTGGTAAAGCATTTTCATAAACACGAATGAAATGATCTAATGTATGAATACCTTCTACTTTAGGTTCTGATTTTTCATCAAATGCAACGAAAACAGGTTCCTCTGGGAGAGAAACTCTTTCATTTAAGTTTGTTTCAACTTCTTCCTTCTCTTTTACTAATCTATTCAATAGACGAGATTTTTTATTTTGTATATTTTGTTTCTTCTGTTCTAATATATTCAGAATGTTACTGGGCATGTTTTCTTCCTCACTTTGTTTGTTTTCACATTTATGTTCTGGTTTGAAGTCCCAATCAATAGCTAAAAAATCTTCTTTATTCAATAGCATACCATTAAGATAACGATCAGTCAACTGTTCTGGAAATGGTTTTCCATCTCTAGGTTCATCATGAAGTGCTTTCATAATGTCTCTTTCATCAATTAAATCAGGTGCTACTTTATCAAAGTAATAGAGACCAGCAGGACTATCAGATCTAACATAGTGCATAAAGAATTGAGAATACCATGTACCATAGAACTCATCTCTCCAATGAGGAGCAACACAACCAAGATATAACACAGCGTCTCCTGGTTTTAATTCAAGGCATACATTTTTATTGTCTTTATTCTTGATCCAAATGGGCCATGGTTTATCACCATTTAGATGAAGAGTTGCTGATATTTCACATGAGGGTCTATCTGTATGTTTTTTTAATACGGAACCTTGTTTATATACTCTTGCGTAAGTATAAGTAGGCAAAACGGGTTCATGAATAATCTCTGAAATAATATGTGTAGAGTTACAGAGAAGTTCTAAAGCTGGTTTATAGTTGTATATACTATGCGAATTTTCTGCCTGTGGATCACCAGGAAGATTTGCATTTTCACAATCAGTTTTGAATTTTTCTGCGAGTGCTATTGCTTCATCGTGAGGAATAAATTGTTCAAGGAAAACGTAATTGTTATCAAAAAGTTCTTGCAACATAATAAATTAGTTTGTAAGTTATTTAATATCACCCTTCATCATGCTTGAAATACTCTTCAGGCATGAATCCCTCTAGTGACTCTTGATGTGTGAATTGATTGGGTGTATCTATTAAGTAATCCTCAAGTTTTATTGTAAGTTCTTCACTCTGACGTATATCAGCAACTGTTACATTATACTTTTTACAGAAGATCTGTACTCTTCCCAGTTTGATGAAGAAGGATATTACACCTGATACTGGTATATTGTTAATATCAAAAGCAGTTGATCCCATTAAGTCAAATAAATCAAAAGGATCTGTAGTCCTCATAATTTGCTGGATTTCATTTTGCATTAAATCAGATTCAAGCTGAACCTTTTCCGCCTGAACTCTTTCAATATGCTTCGCATCTGCTGCTTTTCTTGCCTGTTCTTCATCAAATCTTGCTTGCATAATTTCTTTTTCTTGGTCAATTATTGCCTCCACATTTCTAAGCTTCATATCAAGTTCTTGAGACTTAAGTAATACTTCCTTTTTATCATTTTCTAATTCAGTTCTAAAAGTCTGAAGAGCATCGTTTTCATATTTTATGAAATCTTCTCTTACCTTCATATCTTCTTTTGCTTTTATTACATCTCTATTGTGTTCTAATTCTAAACGATCGCGATCTCTTTCTATAGATTCATTTTCTAATTGTATTTGTTTTCTTGATACTTCTAATTGTTCATATTCTAAAGCAATTCTTTCTGACGTAACATCTCTCTCTTTCTTAAGCGTTTCAGCTTCTTCATGAAATAGTTTGTGTTCAGCTTCTGATTGCTTTCTGTCTAATTCTTTTTGCGCAAGAAATTCTCTTCTTTGTCTATCTAGTTCTTGTCTTTCAGAATTTACTTCATCAAAAAGTTCCGTTTTCTGATCAGAAAGGTTTTTAGATAATATATTAAATTGATCCTCTAGTTGATTTTGATTTTTAATAATCGATTCTTCAACTTGTGCTAAACTTTCTGATTTTTTCTTAATATCTTCTTCAAAAAGTCTAGTTTTAGTTTGAAGTTCTTTATCAAGTTTTACTTGTAATTCTTTTTTTGCAGAGATTTCTGCTTCAAAACGAAGTTTATTCTCTAACTCTGCTTTTTCTGATTCTAAAGCAAGTTCTCTTTGTTTAGTAATAAGAGATTCATTTTGTAATCTTCTATTTTCTTCAGCAGTTTCTCTAACCTTTTTAAGAATATTTTCTTGCTCTTCCTGTTGTCTCTGCATTTCAGCAGCACGACTCTCCTTCGTATTACGTTCTTGCTCTTCTCTTTCCATACGAAGTTTTTCAATCTTCGGAAGTTCTGCAAAGAACTTATCAATATATGGTTGGACCATATCAACCGTAGTAAGATCTATGTTCTGAGATGTATCAACAAATTCCAATTCACCAGAAGTTTCATCCCAGTGAATAGCATGAATATGTGAATCATCAAAAGTCCACGCATCGTCATTCAGAGACAACATTTTTTTGTCTACTGTGATATTCCTATCAGGAACAATTACTACGACTTTCATTATTGACTATCTCCAATAGTGTTTTTATTTATTAGAATCGGTGATTAGTTTCTGATCAGGTGTTTCATCTGTAACTTGAACCTGATGAGATGCAGAGAACATATTTGCCGCTGCTTCAAGGATATTTATATTTGACTGGTTTGCTTTTACCATTTCATTTCTGAATGACTCAACAGCAGCACCAGTCCCTCTTTGTTGTTGAGAGTTTTCAATCAAAAGCATTGGGAGAAACTGAATAGAACATGCCCATTCATCTACTGCCTGTCCAGTATTAGGATTATGTCCCATAACATGAGTGTAAAATGCACACTTATGTTCTACACAATCTTTACGAATTAACGGACACCACTTGCCTGACGCCATAATTTACCTCACTTGTTTTTATATTATACATGTATTTAATCAATGCTGCAAACAATAACATCAATGTATTGTACCCTTAAACTAAATCCAGAAGGAGCAGTAATCTGAGGGCTAAAGTCATCACCAGTAAATGGGTGAGTATGTGCGTCTCCACCACCAGTTAAAGATGTATTAGGAGAATTAGTATTATCACCTCTTATAGTATCTCCAGGAACAATTAAAGGTTGTGGATATGGAGAGAAATTAACGTTACTTTGTTGATATACTTGTGTTACCCGAACGGGAACATTAGTATTAGCATTTACAGTAGTATAAGTGTTTCTCTGTGCGTTAACAGTAACCGGGGTGCTGGAGGGTTGTCGAGCTGTTGATGGATTTCTAAATGGTGTTGTATTTTGAACTGGATTTGGATTAGGTTCTGGGCGTGGATTTTGTCTAGGTACTACTAGGGGTTCTTGGAAATTGAATGCCCTGTTTTGACGGACAGTGTATTGCACACGTCGGTTCTGACGTATATTGACTTGCCCCTGAGTTTGTCCTGTGAACGGCGCCGGTTCTCGATGCGCTCTAGCTTGAGACGAAGCTGGAAACGGATTAGGGTTTTGCCGGGATTGAGCACGAT